CCAACTTTTGTTAGCCTGAAATACCCTTTTGGATATATTTGATTTTTCTAGTGTTTTTAACATATAGATTTAACTCCTCTATATAAATATATGGAAATAAAAAACCCCACTTGTGATGGGGTTTGTTTATGTTTGAAATGTGTGCCTACGGTTTAAAAATCTAATTTAACTTTTATCAATACTTCCTTATCATATGATTTAGGAATTGGTTGTGATGTTTTAGCTACTGCGATTACTTCGTTTGAATCATTACATAATCCAACAGTTGTAATAAAAGTTTTAGGGTCTTTTTCAAATGTTGATTCTGCGAATTTGTTATCTGAACCAGTTACGAATGTAGGATTGTTAGAGAAGTTAAATTCTCTGTTTGTTGCTCTTACAAAGTAATGTGATGTAGAAACATTTTCTGTTCTTCTTGCTTGGAAGTCTCCACCACCATTGATTGCGTTATGTAGAAGGTAATGATTTTGTCCTTCATATGCAGTTAATGCGTAAACTGAAGCTCCTTTGTTAGAACCACTATCAATAGATGTTCCAATTAATTGGTGAATCGCAGTTGGGTTAAGTACAATAAACCCTTGGTCTGGATAGAATGAACCAAATCCTCTACCATTAGAATCATATAATGAAGATACTGTTGCTTCATTTTCAGTTCCTAAGTTTAATGAACCACTTGCAACATTAAATACTCTACCAGCTTTTCCAACTGTATCTGAGAATTTCTTTCCACTATCATCAATCAATGTATGAGTTCCAGTAGAACCACTTAAAACTAATGACCAGTTTCCTGCATCCATTTTCTCTTTATATCTGGCACGAGATAAATTAATTACATATATGTCATCTGAATCATGTGTTCCTGCTGCTGATGATGATGCAAATGTGAATGTATTATCATCAGTATCTAATAATATAGACCTGTATTGTGCGTAAGTTGCTTTACTTGATAATGTAGAAGAATCAGAAGTTGTTAAATCAACCGAACCACTTGCAAATTTGTGTCCATATGCAATTGCATATTGTACAGTAGCTGATGTGTCGGATGATGGGTTCTTATCATATACATTAACATAGTAGTTTTTAGTAGCTGCTGTTTGTGTAGATGAAGTAAAGAAAGTACTCATACTTCCTGTATCACCACTCCAAAGACCAGTTGTTACAACTTCTATCTTTCCATTTACTTGGTCGAATTCACCAAATCTCTTATAGATACCATTAGAAAGTGAACCTCCCGTTGCACCTAACTTATCACCACCTGTAAGATACTGGTTAATTATTGTCGTTATTTGTTCAGAAGTTAAATTACCTTGATTGGCATCTAAATAGTTTGCCAACTCTTGTGATAAATTTACTCCCGCTTGTCCTTTTATTTGTGCCATTTTATTTTATTCCTTCTTTTATTAACTTGGTTGTATATAAGTTATTGTAACTGGTATCGATTGTGAACCACCTGTTTCATTACCATATACAGTTATAGTTGTCTTGATAGTTTTCGTTATATTTGGGTTAGGTATAAATGTAAAAGTTAAACCTGTTTCAATTGCTGCTGTTGCAGTAATTTCATCACCTAAGAAAGCTGGTGTTGAACTTGCTCCTGCTGCTAAACCTTGACCTACAATAGAACCTGCGTTCTTATTTGATAGTATCATGGTGTAACCCGATTGTGTATTACCACTTGGTGAAGTTGTAGGGGAAAGTTCAACTTTACCTGAGTTTTGGTTTACAGATATGGATGGAATACCAAATTCTACTTTAGGAATCTTAGTTGTTCCTTTTGGTAATGTTACCAATTTATATCTTAATACTTGTGTTTCGTCTGGTGAAGCTTCTGTTACTGGAATTGCTTTGATTGCTGCATCATAAAAAGCACTACCCTTTGGGTGAGCTGGTTCGTATAATGTGTAATCAATCTCATCATCACCCAATGCGAACTTGGATATGTTAAGACCTTCACCGGATGCTAATTTTTCTCTTCCCTTCTTGGTTAAGATAGCATCTACTGTAATTTCTGCGTTATTTAAATAAGCCATAATTTGTTTTCCCTTTGTTATTCAATATATAAATATAACTATTTTATTTTTTAGTTAATTTATTTAGATTATTATTCACTAATCAACCTCAAGAATTGGTTCACCACTTCCTCTTCCACTATCAGAAACCCTTAATGTATTAGGATTTGTTGTAAATGTTTGAACAGGAGAACCACCATCTAATGTAGTTAATTCTGTTTGTTTTGATCCAAGTGAAAAAGAATTTTCTAATCCAGTTGTTACATCAGATGTATTTCTGTAATGATAAGGTACATAACCATTTAATGGTTCAACTGCAGTTACATTACCACTAATTAAAGAACCACTATCTGCAAAATCTCTAAAATTAACTCTTTTTCGTGTAACTGTGTTTGCAACAAACTCTCTTCCTTTAGATGAATCATTTGAATCTATATTTTGAGGAATGAGTATTGTAGATGTTTCTGTAACAATATCAACTCTTTTTCTTTCTTTTACAAAATTATTATTTTTATCTAACCTTGTTATAATGGTATGTCCATTTTCTGCATATAAACCAAAACCAGCTACAGTTAATGATTCAGGATCATTACCTATTTGTTTTAAAATATCAGCTGAGAATTCACCTTCTGCCGAAGAACTAAATTGAGCACTAACTCCAATTGAGATACCACCCATATCAGAACCACTATTTACAGTTATAAATCCAAATTGATTTATATCGTTTTCTGCATTTATTGTACTACTAAATGAATTATCACTACCTATCATATTTGGTGTTAAAGATGATGATACAATTGTAGTATAATTATCTTTTGTAGAAGTTAGTGTAGTTAATTCTGAACCACTTAGATTACCTGTTATACCATCATTAGTTGATTTTACACTAAAATCTTCTAGTGTAGTTATTGAAGAATCATGTTGATGTAATGATGCACTTGAAGGTCTTCTTTCTACTTTACTTCTTTCTAGTAGATGTGGTTCTATTAATATTCCTTTTGATAGTTTAGCCCTTGCTGGTACTAATGATTCTAATACATCAAATAGTGATTTATCAATATATCTTACTAATTGAATGTATTCACCTATATTTAATGTATATCTATCAAAATAATAATTTCTTAATTTACTTAATTCACCATAATTATCTCTAAATTCATCTCGTGGGTCTCCTATGTAATCATCAAGATTAAATCCACCAATAGATTTCATTATATCTAAATTTATTTCTTTTGTAGGAGAGAAAAATAATCCTAACTTATCACTATCTAGTGGAGATTGGTCAAATGATTTTTTAGTTGCTCTATTTCTGTATGATAAATCTGTTATTTTAGTTTGTGATTCGAATCTTACTTTATTACCAAAACTATAACCTGCAGATGGAACTTCAGCAGTTACATCTCTATCAAATATTACATATTGATATGGGTAATCTGTTATAGATGGGAAATCAGAAGCTGTTGCGAATGTTCCATAAGTTCTACCAACAGATACATTCTTTATAAACTGGTCACCTCCACTATGTCTATTTTTAGGATGTTCAAAATCTAATCTAAACATTAAATCTTCAGTTGATGAAGAAATATGATTTCCATTTATTGCCTCTGGCATTAATGTATGGTTACTAATAACTGATTCACTAAGAGGAGATGACCATAATCTAACTTCATCAATTGAACCTGTTAGAGTAGAACCTCCTACTTTTAATTGATATCCATCATCCCAACCATTATCACTAGCTGGAACATATACAGTAGCTAATGCACTATTTCTTATTCTTTCTTTATATCCTTCTTTTAAGTAAACATCTATTCTATCATCATTACCACCACTACCAGTTATTCTATTAATCGCTATTTGAGTAAACTCATCATTAAAGAATGCAACTTTAGATGTAGAAGATGAAACAAATTCACTTCCACTTAATATATTAAATGTTAATGTACCTAGTGAACCTGAATTTGGATAATCAATATCTAGATTCCAACCAGAACCACTAATAATTTGTTGGTCTTGTTTTTGGTCTGTTTGTACTCTAACCTCAACACAATCAGCATGTTTTCCATTATGAGATTTCCATGGAACTATTACAGATGAAGTACCACTTATGTTTAGTGCAGCAGTTCTATCTTCAAATGTAAATGTAGTAGTTGTATCTTTATTTGCATTTTGTGGGCCACCAAATTCTACTACACTAAGTAATGATTGTGGTATTCCATAACAACTTAATGCAGCTGATATTGCTCTCTTAGTACCTTTATGTTTCTGTAAGTATGGTAGGTTGTTAAGTAATCTTCTCCAAATTTCTTGTTGTCTATCTTTACCACTCATTGTAGATACAACTTGACCATCTGAGTCTTTACCAAATGCATATTCCCAAAGAGCCTGAGATTGTATTCCTAAATCAGCATCGAATCCAAGAGATTCCAACATATGATAAATAAGTTTATCATTTATTCCATTCTCAAACTTATGTTCTAATTTTTTTACTCTATTGATACCATCGATATGTGTCCATAATATATCAAAGTGTTGGCCAATCATATCAAAGAATAATGTAAACGATTCTCCTTCTTGGTCATTTTGTACATGAGCTGGTAAGTTATTAACTAATCTTGATGTATTATTTTCATCATGTGTTCTAGCACTTGAGATAAGTGCATTATACCAAGTAGTTACTGATGAATCAGTAGATGCGGATAATGCTGAACCTCCAGCTCCTGGCCAAGTTAATCCACTAAGTGATGAACTTGTGTATAAGAATTTTTCAAATGAATCAAATCCTTTTTTAACATCATTAATTTTACCAAGAGTTCTTTTAGCTTCATTAGAAACAGCAACAGAACTTGAAGCTGAACCTGTTATTGTACTTGATGTTCCGCTTCCAAAATCAATTGAACTACCAGATACTAATCCATTATATCTGTTTTCATATGATTGTATCAACTTAACTTTATAAACAAAGTTTTCAGTTCTCTCTTCAGCTGATGAATATTTTATAAAATCAGCCCAATTAATTCTAGGAGTTCCAGTTTTAGAATAATATGTTCCTGTACCAGATGTTTCTACTAAGGTGTTAGATGCTGTTACAAATGATATATCTAAATTTTCTAATGAAAATTCTGATGATGATACAAATTGATTAATAACATCATTTGATGAAGTAGAACCACTTGATATTAAATCATCTAATATTTGATAACCAATTACATCATTAACTTCTAATGCAAAGTTAGGAGTAAGTGGAGTACAATTTTTAGAAATATCATCTATAATTGTTATTTCATCAATTAAAGGAATTGCCTGTAATTTGGATATCCAAATCCTATCATTTGGATTAAGAGTTTGAGGAAGTGGTTCATATAATTTTAATATTAATGATTTTTCTTCCTTTATTTTTTTTGTAGTATTATTAGTTAAATCATCTTGGAATGTAGATAGTGTATCTGTATCAATACCCCAAGTTGCAATTAACTTATTAGTACCTTCACCTAAATGTAAGTAATGAGTTAAGAATGGAGATATTGAAGATTCAAATACTGATGTATCAAATGTATCTATGAACGCCTCTTTAATATCAGATATAAGTTGGCCTCTTCGTATTGTTAAATCACCAGCATCAAACGAAATACTAATTTCTTCTGTTTTACCCGCAGTTACTGAATCCCCTTCTGAGTTATATGGTATTAATAATAAATCAAATTGTATTACTCCATCAACCTCTGTTGGTTTAATATTTGCAGATGATAATTTAGATACAACATCACCAACATTAAATGTAGTAAGTCCAGAACCAGGAAGTCTTCCCAATGATGTTTTGGATGATACTACTCCTGCATATATTTGAATGTAGTTTGTATTTATTGATTGCCAACTAACATCAAATGGTACATTGTATCCTTTAAAATCAGCACCAACAATATTTTGTGGGTAATTAATATTTGTAATATCAGGACCAGGTATAAAAGCTTTACTCTCAACTGTTACTGATATTTTTTCTAGTGGACTACTTCCAGCTGCTTTTGAAACTGCCTGTAAATAAATTACATAATTACCAACCCCATTAAAGAAATCTGATTGAGTTAAAACTAAACTACCATTTAAATCTATTTTTCTTTTTGTTCTACCAAGAGTATAAATTACTTCTTCTGCATTTAAACTCTTATAAGGTATCTTTATAGAATCATTAGAAGATATGTTTAATCTAAAGTTATTGATTGATGCCTTTACTGCTGGAGTAAGTGGTGAAGCTTCACGAGGTGTTTTTTGAGCATTAACTATAATGTTAGTTTGACCCGCTGATAAATTTAGGTCAAGTGTTCCAGTAGTAACTTTTTTATTACTTCTTTTCTCTGGTGTATTATATTCAAATGTTACAGTATGTGTAAAATCCGAGATACCAACTGATTTGAAAGATATACTTGGAACTTCTCCGTTAACTGTTGGAGTATATGTTAAATCAAAGTCATCTTCATCTAAAAGGAATCCACTTTTACCCCAAGAAGTTTCATATCTAATAATATCATCAGCCGATACAAAACTTTCTACATTAATTTTAACTGGAACATCAGGTGTAGGAGGAACTATTGCAGATAGATTAAAATCTAAACTAACAAATTGAGATTTATTTATAGTATCTGTTATATTATTAATTTGATTTGGAATAGCAACAGATTCTCCATTTTTCTCTAATTTAAATTCGTAGTAACTATATGTTACGGTAGAAACTGGTCTTGGTTTTTTAGGTTTGTTTCTTTTAATTGGTTTAGAAAATCCTCCTTGGAATCTTCTAGCTACTGGAATACCTGCTCCGATACCTCTATTTCCATTTTCATCGGGAAATCTGTTTCCACCGGGTGCACGATAAATATCGTCTGAGAACAGTGCATTGTTGTCGAAATCATTTTCGAATGCTTCATTTGCAAATGTTCTTGTACCAGTTCCTCTAATGGGTATTAATTCACCCATTTCTTCTTCATCAAAATCAATGAAATCATCATCGTTTGTTATTATAGGTGCAACAGTTTTTGTTAATGTTTTCTGTACAGCAAATAATTTATATTCTTCATCGGATTGATAACCACTTTTAACTATTTTAAATATTTGTGGTGTTAGTAATTCTTTTCCTGAAAATTGGAATACATGAGTTGGTGTATTTAAAGTATCTTTTCCATTTAATACAATACTTCCTCCCATATTTGAAGCAACTGAAACTGATATACTTCTACTTTCTGATAAAGGTTTTTCAGGTGGTGTTGGGTATCTACAAGTTGATTGTTTATTTATGGTTGCTAATGGATTGTAATTTAAAGCGGTTCTGTCAGTACATCCACTAACAACTCTATACTCTTCTATATCATAATTATCAAGTTCAAACTGATTATCAGGAATAAGGTTTCCAGCTTCATCAATAAATCCTTCTGCAGAAACTCGTTCTCCAGAGGTTGTTGTTGTAACAGCACTTATGGCCTCACCTGCAGCAATTATGGCATTATCAGAGTAACCTCCTCCAGTAAGGATAGGCGTACCAAATTGCTCAACTACTTCATCACTAAAGTTTGAATCTGTTGGTAATCCTCTTATTATTCTTCTTGCCATATCTATAAATATATTTTTACTATATTACTACATTTCTCTTCTTACTTTCGGTCTTCTCAATACTATATCTCCACTATTTGCACCTGCTCCTCCAAGATTTAAATCAATATTTGTATTTTTAACCACATCTGCTGTATCTGAAATCCTACCTTCTTCAATTAGGAATGCAACATAATTATCATTTACTAATGGTGCAGTTGCAGTCATTCCTCCTCTTGGTCCTCCTCCAACTGCTATCTTATTAATTTTAGGTACTTTTGGTGGTGGATTAGTTCGTACCGGGGTTGGAGGTGATGGTGGTGGTGGAGGTGTAGGTTTAACTCTAATAGGAGCTTTTACATCTGGTGGTAAAACTTTTACACAACTACCTAGTTCAGATATTACTATACCTGGCATTTTTTGAACTGTACCTTTTTCTGCACATATTGTTGTTGAATCACCAGGAAGTAACATACTTGTTGTTTTTAAATTTCCAATAGCATCTTTGTAAGTTACAGACATTGGTACTGGAAGTACTTCATTATAAAAAGGGTTAGGAACTTTTCGTCCTAATCCATAATTGTTATTGTAACTATCAGAACCAAATTGGTTTTGACCATAATATTCTGCAATTTGTTTGTAATCAGGTGCCTCATAAATAAATGGCATTTGTGGTGTTGGAGCAATATTATTATTTTTAATATTGTACATCATTGTTGATACCACATTTGCAGGTTTAGGAGTTTCTCTTACATCTCCTTTAAATTTAAATTGTCCCTTATCATGAGTAATAGTAAATGAATCAAACTCTACACCTGAAACATTCTTGTTTACACCATTTTCTTTATATTTTATTTGTGCAGTTGCAGACCAAACATAATATTTTTTAGTTACAGTTTCAATTTTATTTTTGTATTTACAAGTTCCATTATCAACAGTTGCATTTGGATTGTAATTAAGTGCAGTACTATCTGTACATCCTTTAATTGCTGGTTCTTCTTCCTCAACCTCAACTGGTTCAGGTGGTCTTTTATATCTACAACTACCATCATTATCTTGTGCTAATGGATTGTAATTTTCAGCCTTAGGGTCTGTACACCCTCTTACCCTTGCACTTACTTTATCAGGAACAGTTGAGTTATATATTGAATTTGAAGTATTTGATTTTAAAATTTGTTTAACTTTATCAAATGTAATTTGTTCTTCTTTAGTTAATATATTATCTGTTTGTATATCTCTTTTTGGTAAAAAGAAATCAATACAATTTATTAAAGATTGTTGAGCATCTCTTTCTAATTGTTCTACTGATAGTTCAATACAATCAGCTTCATCTCCAAGTGGTTTACCAAAATTAATATCATTTACTTGCCAGTTTCTACGCTGAGAATAATATTCCATTGATTTAATAAACTTTGTTTTAATTCTGTTTAAGAAAATTTCAAAGCTTTCTATTTCAAATTCTTCTTTTATTAAGTTAATATAATTAATTCCTTCTTGTTCTGTTCCTTTTGAGAATAAAAAGTTTTGTATAATTTTTTCTAAATCTAATTTATCTATAAAAGCCTGAACAAAGTAAATAACATCATCTCTAAAGTTTTTATTATCAAGAAATACTGATAATCTTTTTTCTAAATCTTTATTTTCTCCTTTTGCTCTATTTGGTAAAACTCTAATTTCAGTTCTTGATGGATATTTCATGTACCCATAAGTCATCACCACCAGATTTATTACTACCAACTCTTCTATTTAAAAGAGTAACTTGTGTTTTAAATATTCCATTTGAATATCCAGCATCTCTAATTAACTTTTCGAGGTCTACTATAAATTCAGGAGTACCATCTTTCTTTTTAGTAAATTCATTATTAGATATTATAAAGTAATTAGAAAAGTTTTCATCATTAATATGAATATATCTTACCAATCTCCCATCTTCCATTTGTGGTAATTGGTTTTCATTTGAATCATATAAAATAAATTCGATCATATCAGAACAACCCAACCCAAAGTTAGATTTAGATATTTCTTTTTCAAATACCTTTCTATCTTCAGAGTCAACCTTGTACCCTTTTCTATCGATTATATCTTTAAATCCTTTTATTGCCATAATATTTTAGTTTCCAGAACCACCCTTTCTTCTCTTACGATAGAATAGTGCTTTTAGTTTAAAACTTTTTTGTCCAACAGTAACAGTTATCTCATCTTCAAAGGTTTTCTTTCTTCCTTTTGGACTATTAACATTTCTGATTTTCTTAACATCTAGTTGTTCCGTACCAGGAGTTGAACCATTTCTTTTTGGAAGAGTTCCACTTGTTTTAGTAAATCCAATCCATGGACTTCCATGTCCACCTTTCTTATATTTAGCACTAATTGACCAATTTACTTCTTTTTCTTCATCTAAGTTAATTATTTCTAATTTAGTTCCATTCTTATCCCAACCATTTGATTTTGCAAGTGATTGGAATCTGAAATCAAAATCATCGGATGTTCTATTAACAACTTTAACTCCACCTTCACCTGAAACATCAGCTCCTTGAGCAGCTTCTTTATTTTCAGCTGCTTTTTCTTGTTGTTGAGCAAGATTCTCAGCCTGTTGTTGTAGTGTTTTTACTAAATCTTTTTGAGCATCAAGGAGTTGTTTTAAGGTAGACTTTTGTGCTTGTAATCCTCGAACTTGTGCAGTAAGAGAAACTCTCTCTATACCCTCCTTAGTACCCTTAATAACAGATTGTTGGAAGTTATCCAACAGACCCGAGTATCTTTCATTTGCTACTTGTGTTTCATTCTCAGATGCGGCTCTTTGTAATTCTGCAGAATCCAATGATATCTCAAGAGTAGCTATTTGAGATATTTTTTCTTCAGTTAAAGCTATCTGGTCATTTAGTTGTTCTCTTAAATCTTCTAGGTCACTTACCTTCTCATCAAAGTTATTTTGAAGTTTATCATATTTTGACTTAAGAATGTATGGGCCTTTTTGTAGTTTTTGTTTTTTTATTAACTCATCAACCTCTACATCAACTGCCTTTACTAACTCATCTTCATTATATTTAGGTTTTTCTAAGTATCCTGATGTTTCTCCACTAAAGGAAGTTTGTTCTTCAACTTCTACTTCATCAAATTCATCAGAATCAACCCAATCAGATTTGTATCTTGGTGATATTTGTTTTCTTTTAATTGGTTTTGAACCAAATGGAACTGCCTTTTTTTCTTTTACAAATGGTTTAACTTGTTTACCATCCTTTTTACGCACAAGAATACCACCAGTTTTTTTATCTCTGGTCTTATCTATTGCTTTAGAACCCTTTGTTAAAAGTTCTTTTAATCTGTAATCTTCAGGTCTAGCTGCCATTTTATAATTCTACTGTGAAAGTTAAATCCTTATCATCAAAGTATTCAACTACACCATTTCTATTTATTTTTATTTCAATATAATAATCTCTATTAATTTCCCAATTTGTTAAATTTAATTTAAAGAAGTGGCCATTAGAATCACAACTAACCTTAGTATAGTTATCATCAAATGGAACAACCACTTCACCAGTTACTACATCTTTAATTTGATAGTATGTAGTTGATGGTAAGTATTTAACATCATTATAAGAGTATGTGTTGGTATAAGTTTTAAGAGGATATGTTTCTCTTGCAAAAACTCTGATTGTAGGTTTACTTCCCCTCTTATACGAAGTTTTTAATCTCTTAAAAGTTACATGGATATCATCGGATGTAAGTTCTGTAAGAGAGCCTGTTGTATAAGCAGAATCATCCCAACCAATTCTTAGTTTAGGTTGGTAAATTGTATTTGTTTCTTTAGAAAAGAATTTTAATTGTCCATAATCATTGGTATCATTCTCTAATGCAGAATCATGCATTAATATTAGTCCATTATTTGGGAATGTACCAGCCACCCATTTATTAATTGGGTCTAATACATTCATGGATATATCAGTTGATGAATAAGAGAAAGATTGAGATACCGCCGAACCAGTTAACCACATTCCTCCTTTACCATTAAATGAACCAGAACTTTGTAATGATGCTGAACCTATTAACCATTTATCATCGGTTGTTCTATTATTCCATGTACAACCATCAGTTGATATCTTATCAAATCGAGTACCAATACCAACATCCCATGATTGAGAAACTATATAACCATATAGTGTATAATCAGTTGGTATTTCTATTGATTCACATTCTCTAAGTACTAAATCTGCAGATGAAGCTGTAATTTCTCCACTTGCAATTGAAGAAGATATTTCATTTGTATTAAATTCAATTAATGTATGGGCAATATCTTTTAAATTACCGTAGTATGTTTTGGATATTTCCAATATCTCATCTCTACCAGTATTTTGAGATGGTTGTTGTAAATAAATTGTTGAATCTTTAGATGCTGTTACGAAATAATACATTATACAACCCTCCCCCTTATATCTTTGTCAGGAAACTTCACTTCAAATACAGAAGGGTCTAAAGATGGATAAACCATTTTACCTTTAGTTGCATCTTCTATATTATATGAATTATCTGAATAGTTTCCTAAACACTTGTTAGTGATTTCACATTTTGGTACTGATTGAACTCCCTCAACACCTGCGATTAATAACTCTACCTCAGATACATTAATTGCCATATTAAATGTCCAATTATCTATATCGAAGTAATTTGCCAACTCTTGTTGTACTTTAACTAATACTTCTCTTTTGTTATATCCACCATAGGTTCTTATTTCAAAATCTACCCCTATGTTTATAACAAATCCATCAATTAAATTAACACCATCAGTTAACATTCTAAATTCACTAATGTATGTTTTTAGATTTTCTTTAACTGCCTGATTTAAAGTTGTTATATTTTGATTTGAATCATATCCAAGTACATATAAGTTAATTGCAAATGGATTATTTTTTTCATTTATATTACTTTTCTTAGCACCTAAGAATTTAGTTACCTCATCTTTTATTTCTTGTTCTGATAACTTTTTTTCTTTTAATGATTCTACTAATCCAACAAACTCGTTAAGAGAATCTGGATTTGAAAGAATAGATGCAGGAGAATTATTATCTAACTCACCATCTGGTGCACAATATGCTTTAGCAACACCACCAAACTTAGGAGGTAATGATAATGCTCTTACTTGATAATCTTTTCTTGTTACTGCTCTGTTTTGTGAACCAAAGTTTGCCAATGCGTTTTCTCTAATCTCTTCTATTGTATCAGCACCCTTTCCACCTGTTCCTGTTTCTTCGTTATCACACGCTACTGAATTTTTAGCTACTCTATATAAAGCTACTTCATCACCTTGGAACGATGCGTTATCTTCATCGAATTCAATTGTTTCAATATTAGTTAATTCACCAACACCAACATTTGATTCAACACCACCACCTGCTAAATAAGATATTGTAAACTTACCAGTCGGAGCCTGTCCATATGATTTTGTTTTTAGAAAGTTTGAAGGATCAAATGATGCTCCCATTTTATCAATAGAAGAGTTTAAACCCAATCCAACATTTTTAAAGTTAGGAATTAATGTTTCATCAGATGATGTTGAGTTACCTCCACCAAATACTATTGATGTTGTATTATCTTCGTTTACTTTAGTTGTAAATCTTCTTGATGTTTTTATTACTTTAAGAATATTAGGTACAGAATCTTTGAACTGAGCCAAATCTTTATCTGTTTGTTCTGAGTTAGGATAATCAATAAAAATCATCTCTTGTGCTAAGTAAGGAACTTTATACCATTTATTTCCATTTGAATCTCTTACATCATAGATATCAATTACATTATCATCTCCTAATCTTACTTTAGAAAATTGTTGAGGAGTTGAACCAAAATCAAATTCTATTTCTTTAAGTTCTGCAGACATTGCATTTACAAACTTTTTTATTAGGTAAGAAGTGGGTGTTCCTGAATTACTTTGATATATAGAAATTTCTCTTTCATCTTCTACTGAAAAATCAAGTAGTTCTGATGTTCTAAAAAGAGTTCCATTTGTTGCCGATTTAACAACCATTCCTTCTTTAATTCTTAAACAATATTCTAAATCAGGTTGAACATCATCACCAGTTCCTTTTGATGGTACTGTTTGATATACAGCCAGTTTTACTATTGATGGAGATGTTACCTTTGGTTTATATCCAAGATACTCAGCTAATGCAACTACATTTGACTTATCTTCAGAATATAACATTAATGATTCTTTTAATGTATCATCTGTATAATAAGATAAAACATCACCAAGATAAGATGCCATTTCTATGAACATCATTCCAGGAGAAGATTCGTTAAAATCAGAATAGGTTTGTGGGAAATATGTTTTTGCATATTCAATTAAGTTCTCTCTAAATTTAGAGAAATCTTTATTGAGGTATTTTATATCCCTACCTTGATTCGATTTTCTTGTTGAACTATTTAATGCCATTTTTTATCCCTCTACCGTAAATGTTAATTCTTGAGATTCAAATTGTCCACCAACAGAAAACTTTACTTTAATTCCTGCTGTATTTCTATCTTTCATCTCGTCTGTCATATCTACTTCTATTTCTTCTATATCAATATAAGGTAACCAAAAATTAACACTATCTGTTATTACTGATTCAAGTCTTTCTTCTAAATTATCTGTCATTTGTTCAAATAACAATCCTTGAAGACCTGTTCCAAAATCTGGTTGTAAAATTCTCTCACCTCTATTTGTTAATAGTAAATTTTTTAAATTACTTTTTGCTTGTTCAAATGATGAAAATGCTTGATTAAAATAACCATTGTTACCTCTCTGTACAGGTAAAGTAATTCCATATGCATGGTTACTAAACTCTGCGGTATCTTTTACTATTTTCTTATCAAGAATGTAAGCCATCTATTTTCCCTTATATTATCTCTTAAACTTTTTAACAAGTTCAGAGTTATCTCTATTTAATATTCTATCTAAACCAGGTAAACCAGTTTGAACTCCTAATCCAGTTTTACTTGGTTTTGTTCCTACTGATCCATATCCCATTTTTTGTGCCATTTGAGCTCTTAAAGCCTCAGTACCACCTGCTCCAAGTGATGTATCCATATTAACTGTTTGATTAATATCTGGTTCTGCATCCATATACGAAGGTATATGAGTATTTTCAGTAACTTGTTGTGTTTGTTGTGGTAATGAATCCAATACAGATTTACCTCCTGTTGGTCCACTACTTCTTTGTGCTTTTGTAAATGGTTTTGTTTCGTTTAAAACTTTATTTAAAATTGCATTATTTGAAAATGTTTTCTGTGGTGCAGCAATTCTTTGTTCATTTAATGCTTCTTCAGCTTTTTTAAATGGGTCTGATTCTTGTATAGGTTCTATATTTTTTTGAACCTTTATTTTTGAATCTGATAATCTCTTCTTAACTTCTTCTTCTAATATCTTAGGAAAAGTTTTAGATAAAAAATGTTCTTGTCGTTTGGCAACCTCGGCCTCCACAAGTGTCTTTATTACTTTAATTAATTGCTTATTATTCATTTCTAATTCTTGTTATCTTAATATAAATATATGTACTTTAATTTTATGGTTCTAAATAGCTATGGAATGGTAAATCCTGTTCCCAACACTGCTCCTGGTAAAGATACTGGACCTGTTGGGCCTGGATATAATGAAACAGTAACATATGAAAATTGTGGTGTCATTATGTGCAGTTTCATTCCACCAATTAGTATATCTAAGAACAAACCACTATCATCAGTTGGAGAATTGGGCCCAACAGGACTCCATGTTCCTGGTGATGAACACATTGCTAATGTACAAGATACATTCATGATAGATGTAGTAGCTGGAACTAATGGTGGCATCAATTGTAAAGTGGCTCCTGTCCAATACCCAATAACTCCTTTACCGATATCATCTGCAAAAGTATGTAATCCTTTTTGTTTAGCCTGAGCTTTCATACAAGCAATGTTTACCAAAGATTCCATTGTTTCTTTATTACCCTTTTGTATTGGAACTTGATTTGCTGTTTGTAATCCTGTTATTATACAATTATTATACTCTGAAGTTATTTTCTTTGCAAAATCTTTAGAATCTTTAATACCATCCTGATTTTGCATGTAAGCTAACATACTTTGTTTGAATATTGAGAAAGACATGATTACTCTGTATAGTTAAGTGTTGATAATATAGTATCTAACTTTGATTTAATTTTATTAAAATCACCACGATTGTTTGGGCCCATTGTAGTTGGCCCTGCCGGTGTTGAAAAAATTTGAGCGTTTATAGCATCACAGAGTTCAGCCATAATATCAATAAGAGTTTGTCCTCTAGCTAAAGGTTCTGTTGTTTCTTCTGTATTTAAATATATTTCTCCTTGGTCTCCTAATATAAATACATTATTATCATTTGTAGTAATTCTAACATCACCATTGAAATCCATATCAGCACCATCTAATCCATTATCTATTGTAAGTTTACCATCTGATATAAATGAGTAGTTTCCTTTAGAGTAAAATAACATTTCAGAATCTTTTGATGATAAAACAATTCTACCACTATTGATAAGAACTTGGTCAGTTCCTTTTAATTCAGGTTCTTCCGCATATATTGGTTCTGTTTCTAATGGTGTATCAACTGTACCAGGAGTAAATTCTAATAAATGTTCTCCACTTGATAGTACAATAGTTGAACCATCATCAACAATATCTTCAAAAGTAGGTTGACCAGGTTTTAAAGATTCTAATGATTTAGCACCTTGTCTGTTTCGTATTATGATTGTTGGAGCTAAAACATTATCTATGTTGTTGTATCCACTAAATCTAATTGATTGTCCAAAACGAGATTGTAAAACTTTATCACCTTCAAAAAATTGTAATGGATTTATTTGAGTTGATTCAAAATACTCATTTTTTAATGCAGAATCATCACCACCAGATGAATTGGGTGTTCCTGTTTGAGAAGTTGTTTTATAATCAGATGAACCACCATCTGCAGCTTTTTCGTTTTCTGGTTGGATACTCTTTCCTACATCCTCTATGAAATTTCCTGAGTTTACTTGAGTTGATGTTATTCTTCTATAAACATTTGTACCATTTCCAAGTGTAACTATTTCAACAGTTTCACCAATTAAAGGTAAATCTAAAATAGAATAATCAAATGGTGGGTAGTATCTAAGTTGATCAGGATGAGATGTAACATCATCTAATCTTCTAAGTTTTACAGAACCTATTTTATAAGTACTTCTTGCTTCTCCTTCACTTTGAACTCCAGTTTCTATTATTTCAGGATGTTCTTCATTGAGTATAACATCTAAAACTATTCCAATTGAAACTTTAGTCCTTACTTTATTGGACCTACCTTGTCTTACTGCAGCGGATTGTGATTGTCTACTCATTTGTTTTTCCCACTTTTTGTTTTAACTCTTCAACCTCATTAGTAAGTTCATCTACTTTTACATCTTGTTCATCAGCTACTTGTGAAATTGTTTCATCTAATTGTTGAAGTAATTGTTCTTTTTCTTTATCGGATAAGAATCCCATCTCTCCTTCTGATTTATTATCAGATGCTATCATTCTTTGAGCTATAGCTGCCATTTTAATAAGTGATTCATCGTTTCTAACAGATGTATCTACTAAATCTTTTAATATTGGGCCTATAACTGCCATATCACCAGAATGTCTAATTACTTTTTTCATTTCAGCAATTAGTTCTGAGATTCTTTGTTTCTTGTTTTGTTGGTTATCATAGATATCCTTAAACAATCCACTAAGATTTTTTCCTGGAAATAATTCAAATTCTGTACTCATAATTTTACCATATTATCTTGTATATAAATATGGTAAACAAAAAAACCTCACTTTTTAGAGTGAGGTTTTCCTATAATGTACATTCCTAGATGGCTGTAATTATGCCTTCTTTTTTAAGATGTGGTATAAAACTCCAGCACCTACTAATCCTAGTAGTCCTTCGTTACTTAATGAACCGATAATACCCATAATGTTATCCACTACTGATACTTCAGGCCAAAAAGGAATATCTGCTCCCTTGAATAGTACTTCTAGTACTACTCCAAGAGCAATGATACTAATACCGATTTCTGTAAGTGATTTTGCCCAATCACCGATTTTGTTTAGAAATTCCATAGTATATCTCCTCTGTTTATAATTAAAAGTATTATAACCTCTTCCTTATTTAAAACATCGGACATCATTTATATGTCAACAATAACTATGGTATATATGATAAAAAAAATTCCAATATATATTCAACCCCCAATTAAAGAAGTGTATGAAAGGTTTATATATTTATGTACAAAAAAACCCCATCGGAATGATGGAGTTTTATACTAACCACTTTGTTATACGATTAGAGATTTAATGAGGAATTTTATAACCTATTATTAGTGTCCTCTATCTTCATATAAGTATATGTTCACTTGCCGATAACTTATAATATTTTCTTTTTGATAATATAGTTGTTAAGTATTAAAGTATCCATTTCACAATTTAAAAATGTTTTAATTGCATCTTCTGATGTAAGAACCATTGTTTGGTCTTTTAAATTAAATGAAGTATTAATTACAATTGGAAACTTATTTTTCTTTTCTAAACTATCAAGTAACTTATATATTCTTCTATGTTGTATTTTATTAACAGTTTGTATTCTTGCCGAACCATCTATATGTGTTATAGCTGGTAATTCTTTTTTATACTCATCTCTAACCTTTACAACCTGATTCATATATGGAACAGTATCTTTGTAATGAAAATATTTATTGGAACTAGATTCTCGTACCATTGGTGCAAATGGTCTGAATCCTTCTCTCTTTTTTATAACTCTATTTAAACGAGATTTCATTTGAGGGTCTCTTGGGTTTGCAAGTATAGAACGATTACCCAATGCTCTTGCTCCAAATTCCATTCTACCCTCAACCCATCCAATAACATTACCATCTTTAATTTCTTCAGCAACAATATCCACAATCTGTTCATGTAGTTTTCTCTCATACCAAACATCCTTATCATATTTTTCTAATGTAGATAATATATTATCAGTAGTAACAGGAGGGCCTAAGAATGGATTAGAGTTATCAACTCTAACTTCTGATTTACTATAATAATAATGTAAAGCACATCCAATAGCCGAACCAGCATCTGAAGGAGCTGGTGGTATGTATAGGTTTTTAAACTTTGTTCTTTTTAGAATCTTTCCATTAGCAGTACCATTATATGCACATCCTCCACTTAAACACAAGTTATCTGATTTTGTTAAATGATATAATTTATCTAATAATCTAAAAAATAGATATTCATAAATTAATTGTAAACAAGCTGCTATATCCTTATGTTCTTGTTTTAAATCCTCTTCAGGTAATCTGTTTGGTATTTCAAATAGTTCTGATAGTTTTTCGTTGAACATAGTATTAGTTGAATACTCATATGTAAAATAATCCATATTCAATTCAAATCCCCCTCCATTAGTTTCTTTATATAGTTTTTTAAACTTATCTAGATATGGAGAAACATTCCCATATGGTGCCAACCCCATAACTTTATATTCACCTTCGTTTGGTTTGAATCCTAAGAAGGAAGTTATAGTAGAATATAACATTCCTAATGAGTGAGGAAAATCTATTGATGATAATTTAGTAATATCCGTATCACCAGAAGCTATACAGGTTGTTTCCCACTCACCCACACCATCTACTGATAATATAGCCGATTTACCAAATGGTGAAGTATAGTGAGCATATGCTAAATGTGATAGATGGTGGTCACAATAAACTATTTTTGTATCTTTACCACACAAATCATCTAGTTGTTCTTTTATATCATTGTATAATTTTTTGTTTCGTGAAATTATACTTTTTCTACTAAGAAAGTTTGTCCATCCACCTTTCTTAGTTGATTCTGTAATTCTTTCTAATTTTAAATCAGGATTTTCATAGAAACAAATAACCTCTAAGTTATCTGGAGTGAGGGAGTGTTCATTTAGTAGCCAATTAATAGTGTTAATCGGAAATGATAAATCGTGTTTTATTCCTGTAAATCTTTCTTCTTCACATGCACCCAATACTTTACCATCTTTAATTAAAGAGGCAGCTGAATCATGATATCCGCAACTTATTCCTAAAATATAACCTTTCATTTATTCTATAAATAATCATTATCTATATAAGGATTTGAATCAATATCTTTTTGTCCATCCTCTTTAGCAGACCAAAAATCTTTTCTTCTTGGTTCTCTGAATTCACCATATTCTAAATAATCATTTAACATTTTCTTTTGATGTTTCTTCATTACATTTACAACCTTAGTAATATAATGAGTTTTACAATCTGTCATTTCTCTTATTAAAAGATATAAATGTTTT